CAGCAGTCCGAGCCTGAGTCTTGGCGAGACTATCTGCCGAGTGTGGCAGGGGTCGTGATTGTGTTGCTGTTTAGCCTAGCGTTTGCGCTGCCGCTGACTTACTTAATCATGCGCTTCTAGGCGAATAATCTTGTTCCGGACTTGTCGATGATTAAAGCCTGCTTTCGGGGTGCAATGTCGGGGCCGTTGGGTACACTGATATGCGTCCAGCGGTCAAACTCACGAATGATTTGATCGAATCCGATGTCACTAGCAATGACCTTTCGCACCACTTCGTCCGGCGTCATACCGGGCACACGCAGGTCAGCGGCGCACCCTAGTCGGTGCTGGCTGGTGTCCTTGCTACCTACGGCGTCATTGACCTTCTTAGACCGAAAAGCTGAGTTGACCATGATGGGTTTGCCGCCCAGCACCACCTTGACCTGCTCCAGCATATCGGCCAACCTTTTGAGGTTTTCCATTTCAACCTCGTTGGGGGTGTTGTCCCAGCCGTTACGCTCGGCTGACTCAGAGGCCGTAAGTTCGTCAAGTGTAAAGTGCGGTGTCAAGTTCATTTGATTGCCGGTGCTTTAGAAAGAAGATCGGTCTTGGCTTGCGAGCCTGCGCTGGAACCGAAATAGTAGGCAATGATGCCCGTCCATGCGGTGCCAAGGGAGCCCAGCATCATCAAAATGGCGGGGTTGTTGGAGTCCACCTTGCCCAGCAGCATCATCACCATGATGCCGAAGAACCCGACAGTGACAATCGCAGCCAGCGCCGGGGGCACGATAGACCGGGTTGTGGCCTGCATCTCCCGAGCGGATTTGCGGTCTTCTACCGACAGCTTTTCAAAGTTCAAGCCTAGTTCGTTGGCCTGCTTTTGAAGTTCAATCTCGGCAATCTTGACCTGCGCGATCTGCTCGGCAGTGAGTTTGTTGTTGGAGATCATGTCTCCGACCTTCTCCGGCTCCACGCCAATGGCCTTGGAGATTGCAGAGACGGCCATACCGGCCAAGGGGCCACCCATCGCAGTAGCGATAGTGGGGGCGATCTGTTTAAGCCAATCCATTACTGTTTACTCCTTGAAAGCATGGTTGCTGCAATCTGCAAAAGAACACGGTACTGGTCAACATCCGGGGGCTCTTCTTTCCAGCCTACCGTAATCTGCCCTACAAATTTACCCTGTTCTGGTGGGACGCTGATGCGGCACCCGTAGGTGACACCTCGTTCGATATACCACAAACCGATCTCAGATTGCGCGGTTTTGTACGCGCCGCAGGGAATCTCACTTGCCATCAGCGCCACGACATCCCTGTTGTTTGCGGCGTTGGCAGTAAAGAGGCCGACATCTAACCCCTCGTGGGTTTTGTCTCGTCCGTCCTTGGTGTACGCCCTATACAGCACACGAGTGCCAAAGATCGGATTGACCTTGAAGATCGCCACCACCACGGCGTCGGTGTTCTTGAACAGGTGCGCCGCCACATCTTCGACACGATCCTCAGCAATGGTGGGTAGTTTCTTTTGTTCTTTGTATGCGCCGATCAAGAGTGCTTGGTTCTGCCAGACAAAGTAACCAGTAAACGCGAAGACAGCCATCAGCACGATGGCGAACAACTTGAATGGCGAGTCCACATACCCGAGAACCTTGTCGATCAGGCTATTGTGGTTAATCTTCTCGTCGCTCATACCTGCATGATGATGTAAACGAAGCCAATGAGGAAAGCAACAAACCCGACGGTGATGCAGGTGTACAAGATGAACATTGCTGTCTCCTGCCTGCGTTTTAGCTTTGCGGCCTTCTCCTCTGCTTCCCTCTTCTTCCTAGCCCTTTGAATCTCCATATGCTTCTGGAGAAACAGAGTCCACAACTCGGGGTAGCCGCCATAGACTAACTGGTGCTTCAAATGCTCCATGTCCTCACGCAGCTTGTTTTGCTGCATGACGATTTCCATCGCCTGCGCCGCGTCTGACTTTCCAGCGTTGGCATCGTTCGCCGCCTTGTTGACGATGTCGGCTGATTCAAAAAGTGCCGAGAACTCTTTGATACACCCGGTAATGTCTTTACCGAGCTTAAGTGCTTTTTGAATGCCCGCAACCGCAGCTTGCGCTGTTGCAAACGCGGTGATGGGGTCGATCATGGTCAGCCACTCTTAAAGTGCCCCGCTACCCAAGTGATAACGCCACCGGCCATCGATGCAATCGTCATACCCATCCAGAAGCCACCCTTGCCTTTGTTTGCCAAGGCCACGAGTTCTTCCAACTGGCGCTCCATCTTGTCGATCTTCTTGTCCATCGTCTGAACGCGCTCCCACAAGACGCCATACTTCACGGGGTCAATTTCTGCTTCCATGATTACTCTGCCAGTGCGTTTTCGGTTTCACGGGTAGGTGCCAAGGCATTAGAGCCGAGGGTGGTGGCTGCGGCTGTGCGAGCCGCTTTAGCAACTGTACCAGCTTGACCCTTGAGGTTGCCAGCGTCGGAGATGATCTTAAGCACTCGGCTGCGCTCTTCAGCGGGCAGACGCTCCAAAAGGTTTGCGGCACCCTCAGGTGTCTTGAGCGCCTCGGTGAGCGTCCCCATCGTCTTTGTGCCGATCTTGTTTTCCAAGATGGAGATTGCCTTGTTGGTTGTCGCGGCGACGGCGCTAAGGTACGAGGGTAGACGCAACTTCGAGGTGTGCTGAAGAAGCAGTTGTTTGAGTGCCTCTTGCCCACTACCCACCTGATCCTTTATTGACAACTCGGTCAGACGCTTTCGGGCTTGAGTTTGCAGCACTTGCAGCGTGTCTTCTGCAAGTTCGGTGGCGATGTTGTAGTTGCCGGGGCCGAGAATCTTCTCCACCACATCGGGCGACTCGCCTTGAACCAGACGAACAAACGCATCCTTGTCCGTCTTCCACAGACGCTGGGCCTCACCCGTGAGCTTTTGCTTGGCGATGTCTTGCATCCCTTGGGCGTATTCCTCAAGGTATGCGCGATAACCCTTACCACCCGACGCTTCAATCGCGTCAATCAGCATGGGCTTGATCTTCGTCATCACACCAGCAGCAAGGTTGCGCTGCGTGGTTGCGTCAACGCCCGGGCGAAGCTGTTGGATCGCGGCATTGACAGAGTTCTTGCGAATCGCATCGAGGGCTTTAGCGTCAATAACGCCGCCTTGACTTGTCCACTTGGCAATGTCATCGGCAACGGTCTTAACAGCACCCGCCAGAATATCGTTGCCAGCAAACTCGGGGTTGTTGGTCAAAGCCCGAATCGAGCGAACAAGCGAGTCACCTTCCAAGGGTTTGATGCCCGCAGAGCGAAGGCTGTCAGCAGCCGACTGAGCAAACCGGGCACCTTGACCCAGATCAAGGGATGCATCGGCGGCTTGCGATGCCCAGTCGTCGGCCATCTTAGCCAGTTCGCCCTTGTAGGTGTACTTGGTAAAGCCCACCGGCAGGTTCTTCTTAATCAAGTCCAAACGGGCGCTGGCTTCTGCAATCTGACCGGCCTTAATCAGCCTGCGAACATCCTCGACTTTGGCACCAGCGGCTTGAGCCAACTGATCGGCTTCAGCCTCCAACGCAGCCACACGCTGACCTTGGTTAGCACGGGTGAGTGCGGCTTGACGAGCGGGGCTCGTGATGTCCGTAACCGTCTGTTTAGCCAGATCACTAGCCGCACGAGTCTCGGTGGCCGTGGTGCCGCCTGTTAACCTAGCAAGGGCGTTGAGCGACACCTCGCCTTGTGACTGCTCCAGCGCCCGCAGGAAGCGCGGATCGCGCTCAGTGGCTCGTTGAACCAACGCCTGCCATGTCGGGCTATTGATTTGAGCAGTGGCCTGCGCCGCGCTCTGCCCAGTGCCCTGTGACGCCTTGAGCGCGTTGAGCACTTGGGGCAGATCAGGGCCGAGGGCGTTACGAGCAATGTCGGAGGCTTTGTTCGTCGAGATGTTCCGCAAGTCCATGACCTTGCCGACACCCTTGGCAAGCACTGGGCCAAGCACCCGACCACCGGCTTCGAATGTGGAACCCTCGACAATGTTTTGAATTGGCTCAACAACCTGAGCAGCACCTTGACGCCGAGGTTTGCCGCCCAAGTACACATCGCCAAGTTCCATTAGTTCCTTAGCCATGCCGTAGCCAAGACCGGCACCACCCACGGCACCGGTAGCCGTGCCGACAGGGCCAAGAACCGTTCCAGCACCGCCGCCGACGATGCCGCCGCCAACAGCACCTAACGCCTCAACAGTCGGGGCGACATACGGGCGCACAGCCTGATAGATCTTTTGCCCAGTGGTCAGTTTTGGCTGCGCTGGTGCGGCGGGCGCGGCTTGTCGCTGACCCGGGATTTCCGATGATGCGTCTGCAATCAGTCGTTTAACCGTGTTCTGGATAACCTGCGGATCAGTGCCGTCTGGAAACTCCAGAAGCCGCCCGTCCGCCAACTGAGCTTGAATGGTCATCTAGACCTCACTGAATAGGGTTGCCCTGATTGTCAAACCTCAAGATTGTGCCACTACGAGGTGCCGCAGGTGAAGGTGACGCACCGGTGCCTGCCGCACCAGCGGCTGCCCTACGCTGCGCGTTAGCGACACCTTTGCGAACTACTTCTTGCAGGTCACGAGCGGCAGCTATGAACTCTCGTTCGCTTTGTGCCAACCCCATGCGGTTGATGGCACCGGTGGCCTTTTCACCTTCTTTTTCAGTAATTGCACCACCACCCTTGAGCGATTCAAACGCCTCAAGGAATGACGCACCTTTAATTTGATCGAATCGGGCTTGGAAATCAGACTCGGATGTGCCGGGGATAAAGCGGAACGGTAATCCAAAACCGACAGCATTTCCAAAACCCGGATGCACTTTTTGACCCGGCAGCAACTTGCCCGTGTCGTCACGCTTACCAATCATTTCGTCGATAAGGCGCAATCCCTCTTCAGCACGAGTAAGGATCTTAGGCAACGCTTGCTGCGCGGCCACATCACCCTTAGCAATGTCCTCACCCGTTTTCCTAGCTTTAGCCATTTGTTGTTGAAACACCGGGTCTTTGGCAAGTCGTTGCTGTTCCTCGGCAACCACAACGCGGCGGCGCTCAAGGTCAATTCGAGATTTTTCTTGGGCAATGCGCTCGTTTTCGTTGCGAAGCTGTGCTTCTTGGTACGCACTCACACCCTTCGGAATCGGCTTTGCCCCCTCGACGGGTTGGCCGCTCATCTTGTAAACCGGCACAAATTTGTCACCGGCGTCTTTGTAATCCACTTCCTGCGCCCGTTGCTGATCGCCCGGGGTCAAATTCTTCGCAATCGGTTGCATCCCCTCAACAGGTTGACCAGTAATTTTGTTGACCGGCACAAATTTGTCACCAACATCTTTGTACTCAACTTCTTGAGCCCGTTGCTGATCGCCCGGAGTCAAATTCTTCGCAATCGGCTGCATTCCCGGAACAGGCTGACCGTTGTACTTGTAAACCGGTACAAATTTGTCACCAACATCCTTGTACTCAATTTCTTGTTGTTGTGCAGGGGTCAAGCCCTTTGCAGGCGCTTGCACATTTGCAACCGCTTGACCAGTGAGCTTTCTAACCGGAATAAATTGGTTGCCGACATCTATGTACACAACCTCTTCGGCTTTTTGTTGTTCGGCGATCGTCGGGGTCTTGGTGGCTACAGAACCCGGCACGACCGTGGCAGGGCCACCTAGTCCGGGGTACTGAATCAAACGAGAACTGCCGCCAAGGTCTTGAGATGTGACCTTGGGTGCGTTCTGTTTTATAAACTCTTCGGTGCCGAGTTTTGACTGATTCAGCAGGTTGGCAAACGCTTGCGGCCCTTGTTGAATCGCTTGGTTAATCCGCGCCCGTGCTTGATCCGCAGTAACCCCACGAGCCGTAAGCACTGGGCCAATAAGCGGATCTTTGTGATTGGCTTCATGCCACGCCATGTACTGATTCGGCGCGTCGGGGTCAAGGGGGTCAATGGTGTCAAGGAACGAACGGGCGCGTTTTAACGCGGAATCCAACAGTTCACCTTCAGTCTTGCGAAGGGTTGCTTCTTTGCCTTTGCGCTCCGCAATTGCGTTTTTAAACTCGTTGTACCCTTTGATGTCACCCGATTTAAGCAGCGCGTTACCAATCGCATCCTCGCTGCTACCAGCGGATGCTAGTGCGTTCATGCGAGCGGTATCACGCGCTTCTGTCCGTTGAGCAGCCGCGATTTGGTACTGAGCTAGTTGGTTCT